AGAGGACGGCACCTTCGTCTACAGCGGCAAGATTTACCTGCAAGACGGCACCACCCGCACGGTGCCCATGCCCGACCTGCAGAACATCACCCGCATCACGCGCTCGGCGGGTAACCTGGAGAAGTGGCGGCGCTTCCCTCAGATGCTGATCAAGCGGGAGTTGTACGACCTGTTGGCGATCTCGTGCATCTCTTTCGGCGCTCCGCTCATGCGCTTCACCCAGATGCCCTGCCTGACGTTCCACGCAGGCTCAACCCAGTCGGGTACGGGTAAATCCTTGGCGCTGTCGCTGCTCAATTCGGTGTGGGGTCACCCAGTGCGATATCGCACAGGCAAAAGCACCTCCCCCGTTACGATGCAGCAGCGGATTGGCAATCTTAACTCACTCCCCTTCACATCGGACGAAATCACGCACAAGTCGCGCCACGACATGGAGTGGTTCCCGGGCATGGTGTTCGACCTGTCCGAGGGCCAGGGCAAGGAGAAGTCAGAGGTTCACCACAACCGCGAGCGCATCAACCTCGTGTCGTGGGCAACCCTGGCGCTCTTCACGTCCAACACCCACATGCAGGACTACATGGCTGGTGTGCGAGCGCACACTTCCCAAGGCGAGTTGCTGCGGATGTTGGAGTGGACGCCCGAGGAGAAGCTGAACTGGACGCCTGAAGAAGAGCAGACCATCCGCGTCCTGCAGGAGAACTACGGTGTGGCCGGTGAAGCCTACGTGCGTTGGCTCGTGCAGAACCAGGAGACGGCTGAGCGCGTTACCCGGGAAACCATCGCCATGATCAAGCGCGACTGGCAGATGACCGGTGATGAGCGTTTCTGGGCCGGTGGCTGCGGCGCGATGATCGCAAGCGCCATCCTCGTCTCGTCCAAGTACGCAGGCATCATCGACCTGCCTGTCGCGGAGATCATCAAGAGTCTCAAGCGCATGGTGGACAAGGCCCGCCGCGTGGTGCGCAACGGCGTGCGCACGGCAGAGGATGTGCTCAACGCTTTCACCCGTGACAGCTACGGCCAGTTCGTCGTGATCAAGAAGAGCGACGGCAAGGTGTTGGCTGCACTGGGCAGCGGGGAGATCATCGACCAGACGATCACGCGCAACAAGGTGTTGGGGCGCGTGGAGCACGAGATCGAGGTAGCCGGGTACGTGGACTACTTCATCGAGGAGCAGGTCATCCGCTCACACTGCGTGGCGATGTCGTTCGGTTACGAAGACTTCAAGAAGCAACTAGAGCAGATTGACGGCTACACCGTGTCGTACATGCGCAAGGACATGATGGCCCGCACCAGGGGGCCGCAGATGCGCATCCGAGCCATGTGCATCAGGCGCAGGGTTGAGCGTGATACTCCCGTGGACGACGCTTGAGAAGGGGCAGGGGTTCTTCATCCCTGCCCTAGACCTCGACGCCACGCGTGAGGCGGGGCTACTGGCTGCAGTCAAGGCCCGCGTGCTAGACGCTCAAGCCTTGTACTGCCTCCATAACGGTATGCAGGGCGTCCTGTTCTACCGCAAACCTATTGCTTCTTCTCCATCGTCACGTCGAAAGCCCGCAGGTACATCCGAGCAACCTGCTCCCGCTGAGCATCCAGACGCTTGAGGATTTCATCCTTCTGCTCGGTGGTCAGGTTCGCCGCATCTCTAACCTGCCGCGCCCTTGCAGCCAGATCGCCAAGCTGCTTGAAGACCGCCCCGCTGGTGGAGACAAGCGCCAGTTCAGTTGAGTACTGCTGAGCAAGTGCCCGTGCATCCGCCCCACGTCCTGCCTTGAGCATATCCTTGATGGTGCCGTCCACCTCCTTGATCTGCTTCATCCGGTCGTAGGCCATGTCGATGGTGCCGCGCCCTTCAACCGGTTGGAACAGGCCGCCGATGAACGGCGTCTTGCTGAGCTTGGTTGTAGGCTCAGGCACCTCATCCTTGGGCAGCACTACGTTGACCAGCGGGTTGGCCAGTTGCGTGATGGCGATGCCCAAACCACCCGTATAGCCACGGATCAGGTAGTCGATCTTGATGGGTGACACGCCCACTTCGCCGGTCACAGACCCAATCAGGCGGGCCAAGCCGGTAGTGGTGTCGCGGTAACGCTCGGTGGCCAGGACGCCTTGCTCGCGTACAGACTCGATGTCGCCGCTGTAGAACGACTTGCCCAGGATAACTTCCGTGAGCGGCTTGACCGCCTGGGGCAGCGTGAGGGGGATCGTTTGCGTGAGCAGCCTACGCATACCTTGCATGGCTTGATCGGCTTCAGTATCGCCTTTGGTAGCGTGATACAGCGCCTCGGGCAGCGCCTTGAACAGGTAGCCCAGTTCAAACGGGATCGGCACGCGCACGGGCTCAGAGAAGCCGGGGATGTACACAAACCAGTTGGCCAGACGCTCTTCAGGCTTGGCCCGCTTGTAGGCTTCGTCGTCCTCCATCATCATGGCGTAGGCCATAGTACCCACGCTAAGCAGGAACCCGCGCGTCCACAGCTTCTGCCGAATCTTCAACTGATCGTTGTACGGCATCCGCCCTCTGAATGCGCGGTACAGCACGTCCAGGCCCTGAACCTGCGCGTTGAAGAACGGGATCATGATGGACAGCGCCTGCATGGTGGGCGATATTCCGCGACGGCTGAAGTTCATCGACTCCAGTGTGCGCAGTGCAGCCTGCTGCTCCGTCATACCCTTCTTGAGCGAGTCGTTGTAGATCACCGCACGCGTGGCAGCATCACCCTGCATGGCGAACTGGTCGGCCCTAGCCAACAACTTTTCCCATCCGCTCTTGCCTGCGGTAATGTCGCGCAGAAACATCTCCATGTCGCGCTTATCGCCGGTAAAGACGTTGCTGCTGATGGCGCCCATCGACATGAGCTTCTTCTCAGCGTCGCTACGTCCGGCCACAATCTTGCCCAACTCCACGAAGGACGACAGCACAGGCGTCGCATCGGAGCCGGTGGTCAACCAAGCGTTGAGCGGGTCGCGGATAACCTGCCTGATGGCGTATACCGGTGCGCGTGTCACGAACTTGCGCAGCACATCAGCCGGATATCCCAAGACGTTGAACAGCCCAGGCAGTGTCGTCTGGATACCCTCCAAGCCACGCAACACCAGTTCTGCCGGGATGTAGTCTTTGTCGCCGGGTTTGCCAAACGCTTGGTCGATGACGACAAAGTGATCCTTGCCCTTGACCTTGAAGCGCACAGTACCAGCGTTGTTGGCAGGACCAGAGCCGGGGCCCATCCGCGAAGCGATGCCCATGTCGTGCAGACGGAACGCCGTGTCCTTGATGGCCTGATTGCGCAGGCCCATCCGGGTCAGGATGAAGGTGTTCTGAATGGCGCTTGTGAAGATCGGCAGGATGTCCTCGTTGCCACCAACAAGAGACTTGAGTTCAGGCTGGCTCTTGATGTCGCCGATGCGGATCGGGCGCTCCTTCTCCACAAACAACTGCACCGTATCGCCGTCGATGCGGTAGTACGGGATGTAGGGCTTGCTCTTGAGTTCAGCAGCCTTCTCTTTGGTCATCTCCCCCGTCTCAACCAACCAGTCAATCAGCCCGTTGTTGTACTCCTGGTAGATGCGGTTGGCTTCCTTAAATGCTTTCTCAGCCTTGGGGTTGGCGTTCAAGAACGCCATGACTTCGTTGTACTCGGCTTCCTTTTGTGCCGGGTCTTTGACGTTGAGTTTCTTCCAGCCAACGCTCTTTGCCCGGAGTCCAGCCACATACGCAGTCAGCATGGCTTCGGCTTCGGTGTCGCTATCGATACCAGCCTCGTTGAGCGCCTCCGCCACTTTGATCATGTTGGCACCGGCCTTGGATTCGTAGATGTACGAACCCTTGGGGCCCTTCGGATCAGGCACGCGCTTGACCGCGCCGTTGGTCAGGAACTGACCGGCAAACTGGCTGACTTGTTTACCGAAGCGCAGCGCGTACTCGGCATTGGCAGCATCTACCGAGTTCAGAATACCTTTGTCAGTACCGACCTTGAGCGCCTTGGATACAGCCGCGTAGTCATCAACGTACTGCACCCGCCCGCCCAGTCCCAGGAAGTTGCCGAACAGCTTGTCCTTGATTGACGACTCCTTGGCCGCAAAGGACTTAGCCATCGTCACCGGCTGCTTGCGTGAACGGAAGGCAGTCTCGCCATCGGCGCTCTTGTACACACCGATACGCTTGCTCTCAAACGCCTTGCGCGATTGACGCAGCATGTAGAAGATGTCGGAGGTGCTGAGCTTAGCAGTCTCCATCATGCCCATGCGCCGCAGACCGGCGCGCACCATGCCTACGAGTTCCTTGATCCAACGACCGGCCTTCTCTCGGAAGGCAGCAGTAACCCGCGCCTCTTCGGTGTGGGCGATGATCTCGCGCAGCACCTGCAGCTTCTGCACACTTTCGGGCTTGCCCATATCGGCAAGCGTGTTGGCCACACCGGCTACCTCATTGAGCAGGTTCTTGCCGCCGATCTCTTCGGCCAGCTTGCCCAGGTCAGTCTTGTCGGCATACGCCTGCAATTGCTTGAGGCCGATGAGGGTGTCGATACCGTAGTGGCCGACCAACTCGTGGGCAATCGTAGCCTCAAGGTCCTTGAGGTTGGCGTGGTTCTCGCCGATCACGAGCACCGTACCGTCACTGAACACAGCGCCCTGCACCGTAGCTGGGTCGGCCTTTTCCTTGGCCATTTGGTTCAGCAAGCGTACGGGCACAGCGCGTGCTGTGGCGGCGTAGACAAACTTGACGTTTGAAGGAAGCTCTTCCTTCACTTTCACTATCAACTTCTCTGCTTCTGCAGCGTCAATTTGTCCGCCCTCGTCTTCACGTTTGCGATATGCAGTTCCTGCGTCGTTATCAAAATCTTGATATTCCCGCTCGCTACGCTGAGCTTCCTCAAAGTCGCGCTTGATCTGCTGCAAGCGTTCAAACTTTTCAGCCGTGGCTTTACGGCTTTCAGGCGAACCAGTACGCTCTTCGCTCGGAGCCTGGGAAACTTTGCGTGTGACTTGAGGCGTGCGCTTGGTCGGTACTGCCTGCTTACTAAACTTGGTTTCCTTCAGCGCCTCTTGCATGACGCTGATCTGTTCCTTCAGCGCAGCCTTGTACTCGGGCGTGGCTTTACCAAGCGCAGTCGCGCGCTCAGTCGTTGCCAGCTTGGCCTTCTCTTGGAACTCAATAACCGCCGGGTCGTTGGCCCCGGACTTTTCCTTCAGTGCTTCAAAGCGGCGCTTGATGTCACTGGCAAACTTCTTGTACTCGGCCTCGTTGCGGCCCAGGTCAAGCGCCAACTTGCGCATCTCTTCAGATGCTTCGGCTTCTTTGCGAACATCACCGCGCTTGATGCGTGCTGCCGTTTGTGCAGCACGAGATACCGGCTGCTCCATCCGAGCGCGACGATCAAGCTCTGCTTCGCGAGCCGCACGCTCCGCTGCCGGTGCCTCAACTTTTTCGCGGGTGTACAGACTCTTGTACAGGTCATCAATCTGGCGCTTGATGGGAACGACCCGGGTGTCGTTCAGCATGTTGAACCGCCCGGCAATTGACTGCAAACGCTTGGTTGCCGCGCCACGCTCTTGGCCAGTCATTGGACGCTGCTCAGGCACAGCCTCGCCCTTACCCAACGTGGCGTTCAACTCAGCCACCTTATCCTTCATAGACGGCTTGTAGGCGATGCCCGTCTCCAGTGCCTTGGAGATGAGCGCGTGCTCAGCGGCGAGGTCTTCCAGTTCCTGCAGGATCGAACGCTTGGCGTTTTTCTGCGGCTGCTCCACCTTGTTGCGCAGCGTCATGATCTGGTTCATCACGCTGTCTACTTGCTCAGGCGTAGCCGTGCGAGTAATTTTTTCACCCTTCAGCCCCAAGCGCTCGTCCATTGCTTTAACGAACTGCGCTTGTTCAGCGTCTTTTTGCTCTCGGGTCTTGGCCAACTCCTCACGCTTACGCGTTTCGATAACGCCCAGTGCTCGCTGCACTGCAACAGGGTCGTTGTTCTGAACACCCGTGCGCAACACATTGATGCTGCTAAAGATGTCTTCAGTGCGGTCGCGCGTAGGAACTACGTCTTGCAGTTCTTGCTGAAGCTGCGCAAGACGGCGCGGCGATGCGGGCTCAGTCTTTTTCTCAAGCCCGATGCCCATCTCATCAACTTGCGCGGCTTTGCGCAATGCTTCGGCACGCTTGTCGGCCTCAGACGGCTCAGCAGGCGCGGCTTCTGTAACGGGCTTAGTCTCAATAGCCGCAGCTTCTTCTGGCTTGGTCGCCAACGTCTCGATGGGCTTGCCTGCCAGAGACTTGAATTTAAGCGGGGTCTGGCCTTCCGGCTGAGCGGGCATCTCACCAAACAACTCGCGGGTCTGGCCGCGCTGCTCCATGCCGACCTGCTTCTCCTGCAGTGCCTGTAGGCGCTTTGTAGTATCGGCAGCAAGCGCGTCGCGTTCCTTCTTAGCGGCATCAAGCTGGGTGCCGATGTCCGTGGCCTTGTCGAAATCGCTGGCTTGCGCAGCCTTGGTGAAGTCTTCCTGCAGCTTGGTGATCCGGCTGTCAATAGCCGTCATCTTGGCCGCAGCCTGCTGCTGGAACTCCGTCTCGGGGATGGCCACACCACCACGCTCTTCGATCAGCGCAGCGCGCGCATCAATCCGACGCTGGAGTTGCTGACGCTGTTCGTTTAGCGAACGGAAGTCGTCCGTGCGGCCTTCGGTGGCGGCGGTCTGCAACTGGGGCAGCAGGGATTGAAGCTCGCGGTTGAGCGTGTCCTGCTCAACCATCAGGCGCTGCACATCGGGGATGGGCTCGGGTGCAGGAGCCGGTGCCGCAGGCTGCGAAGCCTTCAGTGCGTCAATCGCGTCTTTGCGCTTCTCATACTCTTGGCGGACAGGAAGGAATTCGTCTTCCGTAAACGTATCACGTGCCTGTTTGGCCTCTTGGTACGCCCGCCGCTCATCGGGCGTAGCCCCCTTCTTGGGCTTGACCACCAGAGCGTCGAGTTCTTCTTTCCGAGCCAGTAGCTGCTGATACTGCGCGTCAAGCGCCATCAGTGCGTCGGGTCGGTTCTTGGCAGCTTCTTCCTGCGCCGCTGCTGCCTGGGCTTGCTCCTGGGCAACACGGGCTTCTTCTGCGGCCATGCGGCCACGGGCACGACGACCAAGCGTCATGTCCAACAACCCCTGGGCCAAGGCACCAACGGCGCCGCCATAGGCGGCACTTTCACCCACCTGCTCAATGATCTCCTGCTCGGGCTTGTAGATGCCCTTGGCGATCATGTTCTGTGCAGCCTGGGATGCGGCTTCCTGAGCCGCCTCTTCACCACCGGCAACAAGCGCGCGTTTGATGGACGCAACCGCCCCGGCTTTGGCCGGTGCAGCTATGCGGTTGAGAATACGGAGGGGAGTGAAGGCTTCACTTACGCCAACAACAGCGCCAAGTCCTGTAGCTTGAGCGCGTTGGTCTGCCGTCGCGCCCTCGGCTTCGGCCTTGGTGCGGGCCTCACCTGCACCGGCACCCACACCCAGTGCGGTCGCGGCAGCTATGCCGGGGGCGCCAAACGGAACAGCGGCAATGATCGGAGCAATAGAACCTGCAGCTTCACCGAACTTGCGCCCGATGGTTTCCTCGTAGCCTTCCTTGGCAGCAAATGGGCGCTTGAGTGCGCCAGCGCCTTCGGCAATGATCTTGCGAGCGGCTTCTTCCTGCTCTGCGGGCAGCAGCGCGGAGGCGCCAACTGCAGCCTGCTCCACCATCCCGATGGCGCCGGGGGCTAGACCCTTGAAAAACTCTCGTACCTGCCCACCCACCGTAGGCTCGGCAGGCTTTGGCTTGACCTCTTCAAACAGTTCGGGAAACTTCTCACGGGCCAACTGCATGGCCTCCATGTAAGACATCCGATCCGGTACCTTCAAGGATGAACCATCCGGCAGAGGCAGATATTTGGCCATACGTATCCCGACAATGATGACCCGTCCCTAGATGCGCAAACGCCCCAGCGGGTCAGACTGGGGCGCTGTGTTTCCTATTCTGTCAGATTCAATCTTTTTCGTCACCGGTATCTTCTAGGTCACGAACCTTGCCGGTAGGAGTAGAACTGAAGAGGGTGTTGGCCAAGAATGGGTTGTTGGCGATGGCCATATTGATGCGTGAACGGAAAATCTGCTCCTTCTTAGCCGGATCAGTTTCAGTCGTGTAGGCAACATCCTTGGACAGATCGGCCATGACCTGTTTCTGAATCTTGCCGTACTCTGCCATCATCCGCTCTTGCTGCTGCCTCGGCGCGTCGAGCGCCTTGATCCTTGCCTGCACCAACTTGGCGTTGCTGTTGGCGTTCTGCTGCATGATGGCCAGACTACCCTGCTGGTACTCACCCGATTGCTTGATCTGCTGAGCCTGCTGCGCCGAACTAACGGCAGCTTGCTGTTGCTGCTGAGCTTGATTAAACAACGTGACGGCATCACGGCGGTTGCCAATCTGCTCTTGCCGCTCAGCCATGCGCATGGTGATCTGGGACTGACGCAGTGCACGCGCTGCCTGATCGTCGTACCGCTGTGCTTCCTGATAGGCGTTCAAGCCTTCGGTAGCACCCTTGCCAATGTTCACGGCTGCATGCGGAGAAGTGCCGCTCATCATGGCCAGACCGGCGCGCAGCAGTGCCTCGGCACCACGCTGACCGCGACGCTGAGCCAGTTCCCTTTCTTCCGGTTCATACAGCTTGCGCAGTTCGGCGTAGGCTTTGGCCGTCTCTTCGTTCGGCGCTTTAGAAAGCGCCGCAATACCTGCTGCCGTAGCCTCGGGTGTAGGTGCGGCGTAAGCAGGAGGCGCCTGCACAACGGGTGCTGCCGGAGCCGCAGGAACAGGAGCGGGTTGACGCACCACATCTGCCGCAGTGCGGGTTTCTTTCTCGGGCGATGGTTCAGTTCTCGGGGCGGGAGCACCAGTCGGAGCCCCCGGAACATCGAGCGCCGCCCTGCGGGGATCGCGGTAAGCGGCTTCAACAGGGCCAATTTCACGACCCTGCTGGCGGCTCAAAATGGCTTCTTGAGTTGGGTATAGCGCCTTGTACAGCTTGCTCTCACCCGAACCAACTGCGCGCAACAAACGCGCAAGCGGGCGCTGCTCAGCCTCTGCTGCCTCTTCCAACTCCCGCTCTTTTGCACGACGTGCCTTTCGCTCAGCCGCCGTCTCCCCACTTTTGGGCATAGCCTGGGAGTAGAACGTGTCAAGCATGTCGTCGGGATCACGCAGACGAACAAGGCTCTCAGTACTGCCTTGATACCGTGCTACGCCACCATCGGCCATGCGCACGACTGGCTCCATGCTGTCGGCAAAGTCCATGTCATCGGCGTAGCCCGCGATCCCGCCATCAGCCATGTTCTGCATGTTCGGAGCCTGCAACGCAGCAATACCCGGCGCTGCTTGGGGCTGCTGCCCCATCGACATGATGGCCTGATCCGCTACTTTGGGCTGAGGCTGGGCCATCTGTGCCTGAGCGGCCATGCGCATCTTCTTGCGGGCCATGTCCTCCGCAATCACCATCGGCAGGATGTACGGGTCTTGCTTGTACATCTGCGCTACGCGCTGCAATGCCTGATCCGGCATCATGCGCAGTTGCTCAGTGAACTGATTGATGTTCGGGATCATGTTCAACGCCCCATGTTGTAGATTGCCAGATCAGCCAGACCGGCGGGCTTCTCTCGGTATGCGACGTCTTCGACTTTACCGCCCCTTGCGAAGCCACCAAACAACTTACTCGCTCCCAGAGCAGCGGTGCCTAGACCGGCAATCTGAGACACCGTAGAAGGCGCCTGACCATAAACCGACGTGCCGGTCTGCGTAAGCGGGACGCCACGGATAACGTCCGACACAAACCCCATCTGCCGGAACGGATAGTTCTGAGCATTGAGGAAGTCCTGATACTGAGCGCCCAGGATGTTCTGCGCCTGCTGCTGTTGCTGCTGTCCGTACTGGTTCTGCAACTGGTTGATCGCCATGTTCTGACCAAACTGCGTCTGACCAATGTTGCCAAGACCCTGACCGGCCTGCATAGCAGCCTGCAACCCCTGAAGACCCAGACCCGCACCGTACTGGCGTGACTGCTCACCAAGCTGCGCAGCGGCCTGACCGTACTGAGCGCCCAGCCCAGCACCGGCCATCTGCTGACCATAGCCAAACTGACGCGACTGCTCAGCCTGCTGCTGTGCCTGCATCAGAGCCTGTTGGTTGGCCAGTGCGGCTTGCAGACCCTGCTGTGAACCAAGCTGCTGTACGCCAAGCTGTGCGGCCAGATTCTGCTGGCCCGTGGTGAGCCCCGCCTGCTGATTGGCCAGTTGTGCCTGAATACGCGCGGCCTGCTCCGCGTTGAACTGCTGCTGTGCTTGTTGGTACGCCTGCTGAAGTCCGCGCGACTGAATGTCACCCATCTGGGTGCCAAGATTCCGGGCGCGTTCCGCTTCAACAATAGCCTGTCGAGCGCCGCCAAAGGCCCCGGCACGGGCAAACCGCGCGCCTTCTTGTTGCCGCGCAATATCAGACTGACGCTGCGCTTCGCGCTTTTCAATGTCCACCACACTCTGCATGTAAGGGGACATGAAGGACTCAGCAGACCCAGGGCGGGCAAACGACTCTGTAGAGACGCGCTCTGCCGGACCCATTTGGTAGGTCTTTAAGTCTCTGGCAGAAACATTGGGCGCTGTAAATGAGGTGGGGCGATATGCCTCTGGAGCACGGTAGAAGTTGGCAAACTGCCCCGGCTGATACTGGTCGTATCCAAGTGCCCGAAGACCTGCGGTACCGAGCATGGCTGACGCATCGCGCAACTGAGGCGCTGCCTCCATCGCTTGAGCGCCTGCAAACGCCTGCTGCTGCAGCGGGGTGAACTGCGCAAACCGATCACCCTGGTACTGCATGTAGGGTTTGAAGCCCGCGATTTTGGGCATCCCCGACGCATCGGTGATGACGTTACCGTTGGCATCACGCGCGTACTCAAACAGCGTGCTCTCAGCACTCCCCAGCAGGCGCTCAGCGTACGGAGCAATCTGCGGCGCAAAGCCGGTTAGGTATTCGATCTGCTGTTGTTGAACAGTAGGAGCAGTAGACATGATGCGTCCTTATGCAGGGAGGTACTTGTCGGCGCGGGTGTTCTTAGCCACCTTGCCCTTACCGGTTGTCTTAGCGCGGGCGCGCTGCACCCGATCCATCATTGCATACAGCTTGCGTGCGCCTGCTTCGGTCGAGCCGTTGCCGATCTCAGAGACGATGCGGGCGGGGATCACAAACTCACCATCGGCCAGTCGCGCGGGTTGCCGGTTGCCAATAGTTGCTGGGATGCTGTCAGAGACGCCATCACCAGGGCCGCGCAACAAACGGCCACCATCGGAGTATCCGCCCAAGTTGTACTGCCGGACGTTGCCTCCGCGTGCAGCGGCGGCAGTTGCAATAGCCGCAAGCCCGCCTTTGCGCATACCGGCCATAAGTGCAAGCTCTTCGTCGGTGTAGTTGGGGCCACCAACATCGTATTCAGAATCAAACGGGCCAAAGTCATAACTGCCTGTTTCTGCAGCCGCACGCGCTATCTCCAGTTGGCGCTGGTTATAGGCTTCTTCCTGCTCTCGCAGAATGTCACGCTGAATCTGTTCGACGTTAAGCACGTCTTCTACTTCGGCTCGGCTCGCATTCAGCGCCGCCTCGTTAGCCAGCAGTTCGCGCATAGCAGCGTCTGTGTAGAAACCGCGATCCACCACAGGCACCGTAGACGGGTCTTGCGTACCAAACAAGAAGTCCGTGATGGGCGTGCCGCTGAGTGCGGTGTACTCAGTACCGGTTTCTGGGTTTATGCGCGTTATACCGCCTCCGGTTGTGGTGCCGCCGGTTGTAGTGCCACCAACAGTAGAGCCTCCAACAAGCCTTGTGCCTGCGCCGCCTGCGGTCATGCCACCGCCAACAGTGGCAGCACCAGCACCAGCACCAGCACCAGCACCAGCACCAGCACCAGCACCAGCACCAGCACCAGAATCGACGCCCTGCGCAGTGCTACGCGTAGGATCGGTCGGAATTGTTTTGCGCCCGAAGAACCCTGGTGCAGACGAAATGCCAGAAGCCTCAAGATAAGGCCGCATCAGCGATGCTCCACCGGGCAGAACTTGGTTGACAGGATACGTGCCACGACCCATCAAGTAGTCGTAGGCAGACTTGCTGCCGCCGGTCATCATGTTGAACCGACGCTCGTTAACTGCCGCACGCAGTTGGTACTCCGGCACGCCGTTGGCGCGGCCCCAAGCGGTGATCTCCGTGGCCGTCGCGTTCGGGTTGTTTGCCAAGTAGGCTTGCAGTGCGTCAACGACTGCGTTTTGCGTCATCGGGCGCTCGTTCGGACCAAGACGCGTGATTGTGGGCATCTCCGTAGCACCGCCGCCTTGCTCGTATGCCGTGCGGACTTGCTCCATCGTCTGGGGCTTGAACTGCGTAGCAGGAGCCAGCGTCGGTGTGGTCGGCGCGAAGTCAACAGGTGCGGGGAGCGGAGCGGGGGTGATGGTCGTGCCAGTGTCGGTTTCAGTAAACGTGGGAGACACCGCCGTGACTGGTGGCTTGGGCGCTGGCGGTTTGTACGCCAACTCAGCAACCGACTTGCCTGTGGCCCGCATAACGTCGGCTTCATTGATATCGACCGCTTGCATGGCCTGCCGGATTTGCGCTTCCGTGGCTTGCGGGTTCTCTGCCATCCACATTTGGATGTTCTTGTTCATCCCCTCCAGGCCAGTAAGACCTGTGCGCGAGCGCCAGTCGGCTTGGGTCAGCACATTCTGCAAACCGCCCGAGCCACCACCGGCGGCAATCGCACGTCGGATGTCGTCGGTATCTACGCCGTACTTATTAGCGGCGTCTTGGATTTGGCTGTAGGACAGGTTGGGGTTCTGCTGAACGAAGTTCTGAATGTTCTGGTTCAGGCCTGCAAGCCCCGTCTGACCGCCAACGGAAGTCCAATCCGGCGAAGTCAAAACCGTGCGCTCGGCGCCAGACACAGCGGGAGAACCGCGCTGTGCAGCCAATTGCTGAAGGGTCTGCCAGTCAGTGTCGGTCTGTTGCCCTGCCGCCTGCCGGATAGCGGCATCTGTAAACCCTTGGCTCAGGAACTTGTTGTACAAGTCCGCCTTTTGCTCAGGCGTGTAGGTGCCGACGTCCGAAGGGAGCGAGGGGCCACCAGCGGCAAGCGCCACGATGCCGCCGCCTGCCATGCCTCCAGGCGGTTGTTCTTCTTGCGGGGCAGGGGCAGGGGCCGGAGCGGGCGTGGTGCCTGCCTTGTTGATGGCCGAGAACATCGGCAACTGCTCCAGACCGCCCGTGTACTGGTTGTACGCCATCGGGCGAATGCGCGGTGGGTACTGGAAACCAGACCCAGGCTGCTGAGTAACTGTCTTCGGCTGACCAAACGCGTCTGCGCCGAGCATGGCGGCTGTACCGGCTTTGAATAGACCAGAAGCCCCACCAACTCCTTGCATAAACCCAGAGCGACCAGCTTCTGTGCCAAGTGCTGAAATACCCGACATGGCTTTTTGAGCCGGGGAAAGCGTGCTGTAAAGCAGTCGCTGAGACTCTGCTGTCGTTAAAGGCTGACCGGCGGTTGCCATTGCCAACTCATTTGCCGCAGCGAGTTGTTGCTGCGCCGCCGCACTGCCTGTAAGTGTTTCGACTCCGGGCGTCCCCGCTGCGGCGCTACCTGCCGCTTGCAATCCACCAGCCAACGAAGCACCGCCGTAGGCGCCCATACCGGCCATGATGCCCTGCCTAAGACTGCCGGTGGCCAGACCTGTAAGACCGCCAACCGCGATAGCCGTACCTGCGGCACCACCCAAACCGAGCATCCCGCCAATAGCAGTGCCGACGCCGGGAGCGATAAAGTTAAGGGCAAACCCTGCAATCGCAGGCAGCAGTTTTTTCAACCATCCTGCTTCTACTAACCCGGTTTCTGGGTTTACGGTAAGCGATCCACCGTGTGCCAAGGCAAGGGCTTGCAGACCCTGGACTTCTCCGGGGGTCATGTGGACGAGCATCTTGTCGTCGCCCCGGCCTTTTTCAGCGAGGTGGTTGGCTAGTGCAACAAGGCTCATGTGCGCCCCTTGGAAATGGTTGAGTTCATTTTAGGTCGTTTGGGTGCTTAGCGGCTAATCTCTTCCCAGTCCAAAGAGCCCAAGACCTGATCCCCGTTGGATGCCGCCGTGCAAGCAAGCGTCAGTTCATACGCAGTGGCGGTGAACGGATCGCGCTCCAGTTGAGAAGCGAACAACGCTTCCTTCAAAATGTCCACGCTATTGGAACCCTGATTGGAGCCCTGAAAGAAACCCGTTGCCAGAATCCGACCGGTGCCCACGGTGAACGCCGTGCCGGTGATGTTGTACTCAACTGCGGAGTTTGTGCCTGCACTGACCCAAGTGCCGCCCGTTGTGGTGCCAGACGCCACAACTTCCCACTTGTAGTTGGCGTTGTTGGTAATGCCCAAAATAGATATAGCCGTCAGGATGGCAATCGCGTCAAGGCGGGCTGTCTTCAAACGAATCGACACCACGGGGTAGAACGTACCGGCAGTGGTCAATGTTTTGGGGCTTGTGATGGTGTTACCAGCAGACAACTGCGCGCCACGCAACTCGTAGCCGCCTTCGGAGATCACAGTCGAGCACACCTGTTTAAGCGTGCTTGCCCCAGTGGTCGCCGCCACATTGGTCATCTCGTACCGCAGCGGCAAAGAAGCGGTGGTGATGTAGGTGGTATTGACCAGATTGGCGTGGTCAAAGTTGTGGCACGGGACAAATGCCCCGTTGATGATGAAGCCCGTGCGGACCGTACCAAGACCAAGCCACTCAATGTCAAGATACAGAATCTGCGCCTTAGAAGAGTCCAGCGTCAGGCCAGACGGACCGGTGCCGTCCAGTGGGTCTTGATTCCAATCTGCCTGGGCAACACGGGTGTTGATCGGAGCGCCTGTCACGCTGCTGCGCTCGACCATGTAGTTGGTTGAGCCTTCGCGTTCAAAGTAAATGCCGTTGGCTGCACCATAGTAGCCCGCACGTTGGCGTAGGTTGGCCTTGGCAGTGCCAAACACAAACGTGTTCATCACCAACAGGCTCTTACCCGGCTGATACGAGAACACCTTGATGGTTTCACGAATGATCTGATCCCCGTTGGCAGTACCCACGGTCAGATTCATCAAGCCTTCGTTTGCACTGAACGTGGCGGCGGCAGTGCCTGTGATGCTGTTGGCCCAGAGGTTGTTGTCGGCGTAGCGGTGGGATGAGTCGAACAAGGTCAGCGGGTTGCTGACCCGCAGCCGCCCAAAGGCGTCTACGTTGGTGCCGCCAATGGAGATGGGGATGGGTGTGGTGGTAGTCACAATCCGCCTCAGTATCGCGTCAAGCCGGTTGAAGTACAGGCGCAGAACGTTATTGAACTGCTCGTGGTAACGCGACTCGTAGTCCCGAGGGGCCAGAGGCAGGTTAGGCGGCGCAGGTACGGTTGCATCTTCGATAAGGAACGTCATCGCCGTCCATCCGGTCTGATGTCAATACGCGGGGCGCCCAACTGCCACGTCGTGCCCAGTTGATTGGAGTCAATCTTGAAGATCAGTTGTCGCCCACGCACGCGGGTGTAAATCTGGCCGGTGAACTCTTCGGTAATCACGTACGTCGAACCCCTGACCACCGGTTTGCCAGAACTGTCGATGCTGCCTGAACCGGAGTTGTACAGCCCATACAGCGTCATGTTGACGGTAGCCGAGCCTGCGGTGGAGTTCTCAAACGTGATGTCGGGCAGCATGCGCCACACGAACCCGAAGTTGTGGCCGTCGCCGATGTCGAATTCAGACGAAGAAATGTTGGCGCTGATGGGCAGCGAAGTTGCCGTTTCGTTGTCGTCTATACCCTGCTCGTGGTTCACGAGGTTGTGGCTGTACGTTGCAGCAATAGGGTAGTCGCGCAGACCCGAATCAAGCCACGCGGTCCTGGCCATCGTGCCGTAGTACCAGATGCGCTCAAGGTAGTTGTAGACAACGTAACGGTCCACTGAGTAGGAGCCCGCCGAGCAGTAGAACCACCAAACTTCGTTGAAGCCTTCGTTGGTACCGGCAAAAACTTGGGACGCCTGACTGGAATTAAAGTCGCTAAAAACGTACCGGCGAACATCGCAGGGCAGCGTCTGCACGCGACCGTCGTAGGCGTAGAACTTGTCCACGCCCATCCAGTAAACCACGCCAGAAGCGATGGCCACGGCATTGGGGCCGACGATGGAGATGTTGTCACCCAGAAGTTGAGCGCCCCAGACGATTGGCGGCTCAAGGTACTGAAGCGAGTACAGGGCCGAGTCCGTGAAGACCACGATTTCCTGACGCGCCTGGATCGCGGTGATGATCTCCGAACCTGTTGACAGGCGTAAGCTGCCCGCTTGATTGGTGGCTACTGGAGTCCAGTCAAGCGCGTCCTCCTGCGCTGACCACCGGATCAACATCGGATCGAGCGTAGAAGAGCCGTAGTCGTTGCAGCCCATCGCAAACACAAACCGATTTACGTCGGACACAAAGATTACGTTCTGTAGGGTCGGCACGTCCGACGCCCCCACCGCAGTGGCCAAGTTGTACCCGCGTGTGGTGACGCCTGTCGAAGCATCCCAGTAATACATGCCCCCGCCGCGCGGGCCAAACACCAAATCCTCGCCCCAGTTCTTTTGGGTCCACAGTCGGATCGGTAAGTCGGTGGCCGTGCCGGTGCCCCACGGGCCTGCACCCCACGGGCCTGCACCCCAGCCAGTGATGGGCACGGAGAAGGCCGCGCCAGTATTGATTTGATATGCCGCAGAAACTGCCGCACCACCGGTGGCTCCGATGGGCACGGAGGAGGAAGTGGTAATGGTGTACGTGTTGACGTTGACGACCGTCAGTTGGAACTCGCCGTTAAGAAGCGCAGCAGACGCGCCTGTCACCCCACTGAACGTCACAAAGTCGCCCGTCACTGCACCATGCGCAGGGGCGTTGACCGTCACCGTGGTTGTGCCGTTACCCGTAAACGGATCCAAGGGTAGCGTGGTGGTGACACGCAGCGGCGTGATGTCGTTGTAGGCGCCGCCCTTTTCAATGTAGAACTTGAGGTTTGTGCCCACCCCTACCAAGTTCAAAAACCCCAAGGTCACCCAGTTCCACAGCGAACGGCAAGTGCCAAGGAAAGTGTTAGGCGAAACGCGCTGCCACCCGCCGATCTTCTCTGGCGTGCCTTGACGGAACCGAACCTTGTCGCAGTCGTACCACCCGCCTTCGGTGGTATACCGCGTGTTCTCGCGGTTGACTCCGGGCTTGAACAGGATTTTCTGGAGTGGCATGGCGGTATTTTCCTGTCAAGACAGAAAAAGGGCAATCTCGGCTTCACGGCGTTTTACCAGACCGGGCAGGACTTTGCCACCACCCATCGTCCACTGGCGGAAGGCGTCTGCCGCCCCGCTCCAGTCATCCCGATTGGCTCGCATCCTGATCTGGCTGCGCTGCAAGTTGCCTAGCCCCGCATTGAAGGCAAAACTGACCAGAGCGTCAAAGCTGCCTTGACGCCCAGGTACACCGGGAACAAGTCGAAGAACACCACGTTCAAAAGTGACGACGTCAGCGTGGAATAGTTCGTCGATCTCCGTCTTAGTCCAGACACGGCTGTCCTCCGGCTTCAAAAGGAACTCAGAGCGCAGCATCCCGGTATAGCCTTCCTTGCGGATGACCGGGAGCCTGATCTGCTCTTGGTACAGGACGTGGCCGTAGCCAATCGTCCAGATTTGGGCAGGGCAAAGGTAGGGTTTACTCCTAAATCCCTCATACTTGTGCATGAGGTCTTCGCCCGCCTTGCTCAGTTTCACTTCTTACTCCACTGGCGAGAACCGAACCAGTAGCCGATGATGCCCCCGAGGATCGCCATCTCGTCGGCAGAGAAGATCAGGTCCGAATACTTGATGATGTCGTCCATGCTCTGAATCAGATTCGGGTGGTTCCACAGATACCACGCCATGAAGGCGTTGATGGCTACCAACTCGAAGACGAAGATGTAGGTAACCGTAGGTCGGACGGTGCCGGTGTAATTCACCACCCATCGAGAAGCCTTGTCCATGATCTTCTGGTCGTGCGCCAGAGCCGCCTCGGTCATCCGGGCGTCTGTTTCCATCGCCACCTGCTCGGTGCGAATCTCCTCCATCCGAGCCTGGGCGGCAAATCCTGCTGCGGCCAACTGGAGTTCCCGCTCGGTCTGCACCTGAGCCAGACGCAGTTCATGGGCTTGGTCTGCCTTGTTCTGGAAGTATTCGAGCAATTTGGGCAGGCCCGAGAGCAGCAAGCCCCCGAGAGTGGAAAGAAGCGACAGCATCTCAGGCTCCTAGAGCAAAGAAAAACAGAAGCACCCCAACCGCCCCCACGCCGATGGAGGCGTAGAACAGGCTCAGAGTGACGGCCAGGATGGCGGCAGAGGACAGGACGATGGCCAGTTGCAGCGCCATGCCGGAGTAAGAGTAGTAGGAAGACTTGGCCTTGGCAGCGTCGCGTTTGGCTTCAGCAGCACGGGCCTTCTCCATGATCTCGTCCATGTCGGCGCGTTGCTTGACTGCCTTCTGCTCGTTGTTGGTGACCTCGTAGATAGTCGCCCGGACATTCTTGGCCTGATACCACGCCCACAGGTTGTTCGACTCTATGGTTCCATTGAGAACCGCAGATGAGTTCCGTCCGGCAAAGTAATTTGTAACAGCAAGGAGTAGAGCAAGCAGGCTAATAGAAACCGCAGCAAGAGCCTTGACATGGGCCTCCCTCTCTGAACGGCTTGCGCCTTCCGGCGGCTTCCTGAAACTCATTGCTGTACCTTGTCGAGTAAGTAGTAACCCACCCCAATCAGGGCGACTGCCACGAAGGCAATTGCTGCGCCGTACTTGGCGTTGAGCATGAACTCCTGCTGCCGCAGGCGGTGCTCACGCTCCTTCTTCTCGCGCTCCTTCTTCAGCCGGATGCGCTCCATGATCATCTCGTTGTACACGTTTTCACCGTAGTGAGCGATGATCAGAATCTTCAGTTCGTACTCCTGCTTGATCAGCGCCTGCTTGTGCATCGTGATCTGCAAGGCTTCCTGCTCAATGCTGTCGTCATGCAGCAGCCGCTTAAAGACTGAGGGCTTCTTGTTGGCCTTGTCGTTGGCTAGGCGGTTGAAGTCCCCGAAAGCGCCGTACCACTTGCCGATCTGACCGGCAACATCTTGGATCTCGCGGCCCGTGGCGACGAGTTTCTTAACGGCCCCAAACGCGGCATTCGCTGCTGAGACTGCCGCAAGAATGCCGGTTATGGGCTCCATAAATTAGGGCTGGTCAGGCCAGTTGACGGTCCAGGGGAACCCAGCCTGCCCAGGCACATCCCGCAAGGCTTGGCGGTACGTTGCCCATACAGCCTTGTCCACGGGGGAGTCTGCCAATTGGGTCCAGTCGCAGTCGGCAAGTTTCTGGTTGCGCTGCTCGCGTACACGCTGCGCCTGCTCCGCATCTTTCTGGGCCTTGTACGCTGCTTCATTCTCGGCGGCAGTCGTGACCTTGCCGTCTTCGTCCGTGGTGTCGGTGAAGATCGGGCCGAGCACATACTTGGTGTGCCATTTGCCGCCAATCTGCTCGACGCCCTGGCGCATGGAGAACTGATAGACCGTCCCGCCGGTAGCCTGTGGGCCCTCAAACACCACATCTGCCCCATGCGCGTCCAACCATTCCTCGGTCTGGGGCAACACAGTGATCAATTCACTGGGATTCTGGTTGAGGAGCAGTTCACGGAACTCACTCCAAAACATCACTTGGCCCGTGGCCCGGATTCTGATTTCCATGATTGCTCCTTATGCGATGGCAAGGAAGATGTATGTGCCGCCGTTTGCGTTCAACCCCGCTGGGGCTGCTGCGGTGACTTGGAACCCCACACTGGTGGTGTCAACGTAGTTGGTGCCCGTAGTTTCCGAAGCGGACGAGTTCAAGATCAGGTAGGGATCATCGCTGCTGCTGATGCCGCGTGCGCTGTCGTACAACCACCAATCACCCGCGCTGTCCGTGCGCTTAATCAAAACGAACCGAGTGCCGCCTGTGAAGCCGCAGTTGACAGTCTGTAACGCGCCAGTGCCGGTGTATGAGCCTACCTTGCTTACACCGGCGACGGTGGCAAAAAGATAGGCAACAAACGTATACGAACTGCTGTTCACGCCGTCAGCCGTACTTACCGTAAACACACTAGACGTTGGCGTTGTGTTGTTCCAAAACTGGGATGCAGTTATAGGCGCTTGGTCATTGTTTAAAGTTACAGCCCGGGTATTACCGAGCGAAGAATGATAGGTAATCCAACTCTCGAAACCGGTGCGCGCCTTCACAATCATCATTTCAGGCACAGCACCCAAATTGTGCGACAGGGTTCTATTGGCGCCGTTCCCTGTATAGCAAACCTCATCAAAAAAACCTGGGGCTCGGCGGAATGCCCAAGCGCCGTATCTTCCGGTACTGTTCAGGATCCCTGTTACCGATACAGTGGTATTGGACTGGAAAGACGCTGATGGCTGATATGTGCCAGAGTCTTCGACGTTAGTTGAGTTGATCCTAAGGCGTCGGTTTACGCCACGCAGCCTGTCCAAGTCCATGCGGTCGCCATTGAACTGGGTTTCTGACGCCCACAACATGTCTACCGGGAAATTTGTCGTAAGCGTTGTGGTGCCGCCAGAACCGCCGCCGTTGTACTGGAACGGACTAAACACGCTCGTCCCCGTCGTCGGGGTTTTCATAGGGCCGCGACGGATGGCCATATAGACATGGATTCCTGCCCCACTATTCTGCTGCCACTGAAAACCGGTTGACGTTGGTCCCCAAACTATATTCCACGTGCTTTCAGCATTTGTTGAATTTGGTCTTAAAACAGATGTCGTGGTTGCCGGAGATGCGACGAACCCACGCATAGAGTCTGCTAATTGCCAGTTACCGGCATTGACCACCGACTTTACAAGTACCAGTTGCGGCTCATAGCCAAGCGTCACATCTAGATTTGTGCCGCTGCCGTCATCGGAAAAAAGGCCGCAGGTAATTACATTATCCACGCCTGTCGGACCAAAACCACCGGAGTTATTGCCAAAAATATAGGCAACATAAGTGCCCCCGCTTGCATTAACATCAGTAACCGAACTTGTGTCAATGGACTGATAGACTGTAAACGTCGTGGCGTTCGCACCGCCAACGTATCCATTCCCGGCGGCGCCTGGGGTTGCCGCACTGGAGTTAAAGTCTAGAACTGCGCCACCATTTGTCCAAAATGTTTTCCAAGTCCCCGTTGTGTCCGTGCGCTTCACTATAATAAGGCCGGGAGTGCTGGTAAGGGCATGAGAAATAGCCCTCGTCCCTGTTCCGTCTCCCGTATACGTCACCACATCAAAGAACTTTGGCTGCTTGCGGAATGTCCATGAGACGTAGGTCTGCCCATTTTGATTGACGTTGGCATTATTCCCAATAGTAAAACCAGTCGATGTAAATCCCGTAATATCATTTATGCCTGGGCCTGATTGAGCGGCAGTACTGTTTGAATATATGATATTACCACCGCCCCGAGCCGTATCTGCAAAAGGATTATCCGAGGAGAGACTCCTGGATTTAACCCAAACAAGCCCGCCGCTACCGGTCAGATTAATTCCGTTGGTTATGGTTTGTGTGCCGCCCGCACCAGTGTATAGCCACGTCGAGAATATTTCCTCGATATATACCGGGATGTAATTGGACGTGCCGTAGAAATTTTGAATGGAGATCGTTCCGCTGCTGGGCACTGCACCATACGTACCACTGGTGCCCGCAGGAACCAACCCACCTCCGGCGTAATACTCGGACATTGCATGCGGAGTCGATCCGCCGAACTCACCGGCAATATCGTTGATACTAAGAGGGCCAGATGAAGGCAGTGGCATTTCTACTCCTTACGGGGTGCCGTAGGCGGTGACGTTGTTCAAGCCGACCAGATTGCCGGTGCTGTCGATACTCAGCACCGGGGTGCCGTTGTAACTGATCACCAGTTTAGTGCCAGACTGCGTCACAGTGAAGTTGGTCGTGGACAGCGAACCGGCAGACGTGGCAGTTGTTGCCGAGGTCGCGGATGTGGCGGTGGTGGCAGAAGTAGCGGTTGTGGCCGACGTAGCGGTCGCCGCGTTGCCGCTAATATTGATGCCCCAGGTGCCGCTTGCGCCTGTGCCGGTGGGAGATGGAACATCCGTTCCAATAACTAGCCCTAAATTAGTCCGCGCCCCAGACGCCGTAGTAGACCCAGTACCGCCGTTGGCCACGGCCAGCGTGCCGGTGAAACTGATGTTGGGCGTTGCCCCGCCAGATGAGGCCAAGGGCGCTGAAGCGGTGACCGAAGTGACCGTACCGCCTGAGCCAGAGGCAGACAGCGTGCCGCCTGCAAAACTGATGCCCGATCCGATGGTGACGTTGCTGAATCCACCCGCGCCGTTGCCGTACAGAATAGACGTGCCGGACGTGGCCGGAGCGTAGTCAGTACCCGCCACAGCCGCAGTGAATGCGCTCGTCCCGCTGGCCTTGACGATGCCCGTCAGGGTGTTCACCCCCGTACCGCCGTTGGCCACAGGCAGGATGCCTGAAACTTGGGAGGTCAAGCTGACCGCAGACAGCGAGCCGCCGAGCGTGAGGGAGCCTGTGGAGGTTACCGTGCCGCTGAGCGTCAAGCCCTGCACCGTGCCGGTGCCGGACACCGAAGTCACGCCGTCTGCCGTCGAGGTGGCGACCGTTACGAAGTCGGTACCAGTCCAGGCCACAAGCGCCCGAGCACCCGCAGCGACAGAAGTGCCAGTGGTGGCAGAACCCTTGACGACAACCGCCGCATCCGACTGGTTGTGGACGATGTAGGCTTTGCTGGTGCTGGGAGCGATGATGTTCCGCGTGACACCCGGCGAGCCAGTAGGGACGAGGATCGCGCACCGCGCCTGATTGACAGCCCCGGAGCCGGTGGTGGTCAGGGTCCAATCGCCAGAGGCGACCGATTGAGTGGCCGTCGCAGCAATGGAGTCTTCGACCAACTCCGTGATGCTGTTGTTGACCGTAGTCCCCCAGGTGCCGTCGAGTTCGCCCTCGACTGGAAGAGCAAACCCGAGCAGTGAGGTGTACGCGGTGG